CGCCAACGCAAGGGCGACGTGGATGCGGTGCCGGCTGGTTACATGACTATTGCCCAGTACGCAAAGATCTGGAAGATGGGACGAACGAACACAGAGATTCTTATGAAAGAAGCCGTTAAGAAGAAACTGGTAAAAATGATTCGGCTTCGGCAATTGGCTAACGGTCGTTTGATGAAGTTGAACTTTTACGGTTGACGCATACGGGGGGCGTGGCAAAGTCAGCACGCCACCATGAAGCCAATTGCCTTTAAAGTTAGGGGGGGGGGAACTACTCCGGCACCAAAGGTGGAATCGTACGTCCCAATGAAAAGGGCGGGACAGGGGCTCTCTGGTACATCGACAAAACTTTTACCATTGCTTCAACCCAAGACCAATTTATTGCTACTGTGTATCCCATTATATCACCAGCCATTACGACTTGCAAAGGTAGCCGCGGAGGTTGTTCCGATGAAGCCATCGAAGAAATCAAAGCCGTCCACGAAGCTCGCCAACAACAACCATTTATCACCAAGCCACAACCTATGACAACTCAACCATTAACACCTCAAGTCCCGCTGCGCTTCCTTTCCGTTTGCTCTGGTATGGAAGCCGCGTCTGTAGCTTGGGAACCCCTCGGCTGGAAGGCCGTCGGCTTTTCTGAGATTGAACCCTTTCCGTGCGCTGTCCTCGCACATCGTTTCCCTAACACACCCAACTATGGCTCACTCACCGAATACCAATCCTGGCCCCTGCAACCCGGTTCAATCGACCTTCTGGTCGGAGGAACACCTTGCCAATCCTTCTCCGTTGCCGGCCTCCGTAAAGGACTCGACGACCCCCGCGGAAACCTCGCCCTCGTCTTTCTTGGACTCGCTGATAAACTCAAACCCCGCTGGATCGTCTGGGAAAATGTCCCTGGCGTCTTGTCATCGGACGGAGGACGGGACTTTGGTTCCTTCCTCGGGGCGTTGGAACAGCTCGGGTATGGGTGGGCCTACCGGGTCTTGGACGCTCAATACTTCGGAGTTCCCCAACGCCGTCGTCGAGTCTTCGTTGTCGCAAGTCTTGGAGGTCGGGACGTTGCCGCCTCGGTTCTTCTTGAGCCCAAAAGCGTGTGCTGGAATCCTGCGCCGCGCCGAAAGAAGGGGCAAGCAACTGCCGCCGATGCTGGAGCAGGCGTTGAGGCAGGCAGCCCAATAGTGCTTGATCGTGCTTCATTCAACCAAGGCCAGAACGCCCAGTACGAACCGCACATCGAGCAGACGGATGTGATGGACTCGCTGGTGGCCCGAGGACCACACGCCGTTGGTGTCCCCTTCCGCAAATCCAAGCGGGCTTGCTCCACGACCGACAACGAGACTTGGGTCGAGGCCGATGCCAGCAACACGCTAAACAACTTTGACCTTGGCGATACGCGAACAACTCACGCGGTGGTCGGGGCCGTCTACGAGAACCACGCCCAAGACTCCCGCATCACTGGGCCGCTCGATGTAGCTCCTACAGTTGCAGCGAAGTTTGGCACGGGTGGTGGCAATGTTCCACTAGTTAGTTCTATTGCTCAGGCAGATGTAGCCGGACCATTAGATGCCCACTATTACAAAGGCCCAGGAAGTAGACAAGGTGGAGAACGTGAATATGTTGCCCATGCTCCAGCAATGGCAGTCCGTCGCCTCACTCCTGTCGAGTGCGAGCGTCTCCAAGGCTTCCCAGACAACTGGTCGCAAATCCCTTGGAAGGGTAAGCCCTCCGAGCAATGCCCCGACGGCCCCCGCTACAAGTGTGCTGGCAACTCGATGGCTGTTCCCGTGATGCGCTGGATTGGTGAGCAGATTGCCCGCGTCGAAGCTGAAACCAAATGACCCTTCAAGACCGCATCACGGGAGCCCGTGCCTATCTCGCCAAGCTACCGCCAGCCCTCGCCGGCCAGGGAGGGCATCCTGCCACCTATCGTGCCGCCAGCATCCTAGCCAACGGCTTTGAGCTCGGCTACGACGACGCCTGGTCGCTGCTCAACGAGTGGAACACCACCCATTGCTCGCCCAACTGGTCGGAGAAGGACTTGCGCCATAAGTTAAACGACGCCTTCGTGAAGCCCCATGAACGCCCACGCGGCTGGTTGGCCAAGGGGAAGGAGCGGCGGGTCGGCGCCAATGGCCGGCTAATCTTTGACCCGAAGGCCGTCGCCGAGATCGTGCAGGCCCAGACGCCTCTATGCACGGCCGACGTGCTTATCCATTGCTTCAAGGACGAAGACGTCATCTGCATTACCAACGAGGCTGGGCAGACCGAAGAGGGGAAGTGGTTCCCGGCGTCCAAGGGGATGTTCCTTACCCGTGCCGAATGGTTGGCCAAGTTTTTCGGCCCCGATGCCAAGGGTGCCAAACATTTTAAGGACACGGAGCAGGGGGCTTGGATTCGCATCAACCCCTTTACCAAGGGTGACTACACCGGCACGGACGCCGCGGTCGCAGGATACCGCCACGTCCTAGTCGAGTTCGACAACAAGTCCAAAGACGAGCAACTCGCCATCTTCCAGCAGTCAAACCTCCCCATAAGCCTGCTCGTTGAGTCGGGTGGCAAGTCAGTCCACGCCTGGGTACGGGTAGACGCCGTAGACAAGGCTCAATGGGAAGAGCGCCGCAACCGAGTCTACGAGTACCTATCCGACCACGAGCCCGATCCGCAGAACAAGAACCCGTCCCGCTGGTCACGCCTCGGGGGGGTTATGCGTGGCGACAAGGAGCAAAAGATTGTGGCGTTCAATATCGGTGCCAGCGACTGGGATGACTTTTCGGCTTGGTCGGAGGGGCAGGATGTTCCGGCCGACCTCGGGCTCGACGTCCTGCTGAACTACGACTTCAAGAATGACCCGAACAAGATGGTCGGCAACGGCCGATACCTGTGCAAGGGGGCGTCGCTGCTCATCACCGGGCAGTCGGGTATCGGCAAGTCGTCCTTCGTGATGCAGATGGCGTTGTCGTGGGCAACAGGCCGCGAGCTCTTCGGCATCCCGTGCGTGCGCCCTCTCCGCATCGGCGTCGTGCAGGCCGAGTGCGACGTAGGAGATTTATCTGAGTCGCTCCAGGGCGTGTGCTCGGGGATGGCCTTGAAGCCGTCTGAGTTTGACCTTATCCGTGACAACTTGAAGTTCTTTATGGAGTCGGGCAAGACCGGCAAGGACTTCACCGACCTAGTCCGCAAACTGATTACCCGCCACAAGCTGGATATGATTGTGGTCGATCCGTTGCTCGCCTACATCGGCGGTGACATCAATAAGCAGGAGGTCTGCTCCAATTTCCTGCGTACCCTCATCGACCCTATCCTCAAAGAGACGGGGTGTATTATGGTAATCATCCACCACGAAGGTAAGCCGAAGGCCAAGGAGGTGCTCGAAGAGCAGACTATCTCGGATATGATGTACAGCGGGACTGGGTCGGCCGAATTAGTAAACTGGGCTCGAGCCATTATCAGCGTACGCCGCGAGTCCAAGGACAAGCCCGTCTTCTCGTTTAACCTTACGAAGCGAGGCAAGGAAGCCGGGATGCGTCACCCCGACGGCAAGCCTACCCTGTCCATTAAGTTGAAGCACGCCGAGCACAAGGTGCTCTGGGAGGTTGCCCCGATGGCGCCGGCCTTCGAGCTCTTAAAGGTGGGGCAGCAGTACGCCTACTATGCTACCAAGCCTCGGCTATCCCGCAAGGCTCTGCTCGACGAATTGACTGGGGAGCACAACTTGCAGTTCGCCCAGGCTGAGTCGCTCATCAAGGCGATGGTGACCAATGCCATCCTGCGCCCGCGGAAGGTGGGGGCGGCTTTGTACTACGAGGGCACCAAGGTGGACGAACCGCAGGAAACGGCCTAAGAAGCCCTTTGACGCCAGATACGGATACTGACCGCCACCGCGGTGCCTAAGCAGCCTATGGCCAAAGCCAGACCTAAATCCCGGCAAGCCTGTAGCCCTAAGGTGGCGGTAGTCAGTTGGTGCTCAAGGTTCTTGTCGTCGCTCTTCGTGCCGGCGTCCGTGATCAGCAGGGCCATTGCGTTGGTATTCTGAAAACTAGACAGGACGTAGTCCGAAAGGACGTAAACGCCTACTGCCCCGATAAAGGAGCAGGCCAGGAGGGCGACCGTTGCCCACAGCAAGTTGCTATCGCTTGCGCTTGGCTTTGGGCTTTTTGCCATTGGAAATCTTCTTGGTGACCTTGGCTACCTCGGCTTCTCCGCGGGCCTTAATCCAGCGTAGAAGGAAATCTAGGCATTCGGGCGCTGCGTAAGCCGTTGCCCCGACCGCGGCAATTTGCAGGCTGTTATTCGTGATGTAGTCCTTGGATGCGTAGTTAACGAACACGGCCACGATGGACGCAGCAGATACCCGGCGAACAGCCCATCCCCATGTGACGGGCTCAGTACTCAAGAGAAGCCTCGAAGCCATTGCAAGGCCGCCGAGGATGCCGGCCACCGCCCCGTCCTTGACGATGGTTTGGACGTCGCCGCCGTCTAAAGGACTTGCAGGGGGTGGGGGGCTCATTTGCGGGTACGGCGGTAGCCCTGGCGCCAGAGGCACTCGACGACGTAGGCGGTCAGTTGGCGCACCTTACGCTCGGATAGGCCATCCCAGTCTGCGGCGTGGAGTGATTCATGGACGACGGTGTTCATTCGGCTACGGGGGGAGCAATGGACGGGGTGGATGTAGACGACGTAGGAATCGTCCTCCACCTGTTTGGTGTCTCCCAGTTTTCCACCGTCAAGGGGAGTCTCGATGATCTTGATTCGTTTCTTGAGAGACATCGTTAGGGGTGGGGGGGGTCTTTTTCTTTAGGTACCAGATTAAAGACCAAATTAAGATAGTGCTGATTATAGTAATGCCAACCCCAGGCACGAAGTAGGGGGAGGCGAACAGGTAGGGCATACCGCCGATGGCTGCGCCTACGGCAAAGGCTGCTCCTGCCCGGATGTACTGCCCAAGTATGGCTAACCCTAGGGCGGCGAGGAAACAGGCACCAGCAGCCACCGTGAAGGCATTACGGATGCCCTCAGTCTTAACCCGCTCGACCTCCGCGGTGAGTTCGGTGACCTTGGCGTTGGCGTTATCCAGGGCGACCTTGTTCTTGGAGGCGTCTGCTTCAGCCTTCGCCCAATTGGTTTCGATAGCGGCCAGCAGCTTAGCGCCGGCTTCCATCGCCCGCTTGTACTCCTCGGGGTCGTTACGGGTAACCCGATTGGAGATGTAAGCGAGGTTGTGGGGATCGGGAGCGGGGAGGTAGGAGGCTACCACAGCCAGTTCCTTTTCGACGGTGGCGGGCTTGCCTAGGGCATTAGCGTTACGGGCGACCTGGACGCCGG